TGTAGAGCAGGTTGAGCAGGAGCAAGAGTTAGCGAAGCTAGGGGATAACGCACAGCAGCGCATAAAGACAATTGAAGGCTTTATGAAGAACAATATGAGTGCTGAAGACTTTGATGTTGCCCGTGATCTAGTAACTACAGCAGAATCAGTGCAGTTAATTGAGATGCTTGTATCCGCTACAGCCCCTACTAAGCTACCTATTGACGGTGGTGAAAGCCCTACAGGTCTTACATGGTCAGACATTGAGGCTGAAATGTTCAAGAAAGATGAGCATGGTGGGTTATTGCGTAGTGTTGATAGAAGCCATGAAGCAAAAATACAGAAGATGATGCAAGACTTTGGTGGCGACAGGCCGCACCAACGCACTGTTGGTTGATCCAATAGGGGTATTCAGGGTATAATTCAAAAACTGGATACCCTTTCTTTAAGGCCCAGTAAATTAGGTTGGATGCTGACCAATTTACTGGGTACTCAGCAAAAACCTTGAAAAACTTTTTAATTTACTCTTTTTCGAGGAATCTACTATGAGTAAAAATCTATCAGCCGTGGCGGTCACGGAGTTTGACAGTATGGTTAAACATGCCTATCAGGGCATGGGCCTGCTGAAAGGTGCTGTAACTCAGCGCAACAATGTAGTTGGCGACACTTACAAGTTTCGTCGTATGGGTAAAGGTCTTGCTAACCAGAAGTCTACTTCTGACTTGGTAACTCCTATGGATGTGGCGCACGAGTTCAAAACTGCCACTCTAAGCAACTGGAATGCTCCAGAGTACACTGACATGTTTGATGCTCAAGATGTCAACTTTGATGAGAAGCAAGAACTAGCAAACACTATTGCTGGCGCTCTTGGTCGCCGTACTGACCAGCTTGTTATCGACGCTATGGATGCTTCTACTCCTCTGACAACCACTATTGGTACTAACGTAGGCGGTAACGCTTCTAACCTAAACATGGCTAAAGTAATTAAAGCCCAGGTTGAACTGCGTGACCAAGGTGTTCCTAACTCTGATCTGTTTGCTGCTGTTAACGCACTAGGTCTAGGTGGGTTGTTGAACGATGAACTAGCAACTTCTTCTGACTATCAGGCTATTAAAGCACTCGTAAACGGTGACGTTGACACTCTGGCTGGCTTCAAGTTTGTAATTCTTGAGTCTCGCGTAGAGGGTGGACTGACTGTTGCTGCTAACGTAGTTGACTCTTACTTCTTCCAGCGTCCTGCTGTTGGCCTAGCCATCGGTATCGACATGAAGACTGAGATCGACTGGGTTGCCGAGCGTACTTCTTGGTTGTGTAACGGCATGCTGAAGGCTGGCTCTGTTGTTCGCGATGAAGGCGGTCTGGTTAAAGTTCAATACACTCAAACTGCATAAGGAGAGACTATCATGGCTTTTGTTCGATCTGATCTATGCCGCATTGGCGGTTCTGGCAACGGTGGTTCTACTTGGCAGTACACAACTACTGAAGCTACTTCAGCGGTTGTAGCTGACAGTAACTACTTTGCTAACGCAACAGCGGAACTGAGTGCTGGCGATATTTTGCTAGTTATCGGCTCTACCGGAAGTACCCCTACTGGGCGTATTTCTTATGTTGAATCAAATAACGGCACTACCGTTGTTTGTGCCGCTGGTACAGTAATTACCGCGTAAAACTGACTGGGGGCTTCGGCCTCCTTTCTTACTGAGGTTAGTATGGCAGAGAAAATTAAGTTAATTTCTAACGCCTTGATTTTGATTGGCGATCTGCCTGTCACATCATTAAGTGGTAACACACGCGCAGAAACAGTAGCTAACAACTTGTACGACAACATAGTACAGGCTGAAATGTCCAAGTATCGCTGGGGCTTTGCTCGACGATTAGCACAGTTAGCCCTTACTACAGAAACCCCAGTAGGTAATGACTACAAGAATATCTATCAGCTTCCTGCTGACCTAATTAACGTAGTCAAGTTAGACCCTGCAATACAATACAGAATATATGGCGACAAGGTGTATGCTAATACATCTGGGCCTTTGTACGTTGATTACATAGCAAACGTAGCTGAAGCTGAATGGCCTGTCTACTTTGCTAAGATGATTGAGTACGCACTAGCAATGGACTTTGCGCCATCTATCAGGGACAGTGCTGCATCAGCACAAATAAACGCTGCTAAGTACGAGAACGCATCTCGTATGGCGCGTTACACTGATTCACAACAATACCCAACGGAGCCGCTTAGAAGCCAACCATTTATTAATGTGAGGTACTAATGGCTAGTTCACAATTCCTGCAAAGCAGCTTTACTAGCGGTGAGCTATCTCCTCTATTAAAAGGGCGCACAGACCTTAATCAATACTATGCTGGCGTAGCTACTGCTGAGAATGTAGTAATTGTTCCGCAAGGAGGTCTTAAAAGAAGACCAGGCACTGAGCATATTGATGAGCCTTTAGCTATTATATCCCCTTACCTTACTGGCACATTTACTCCAACTATGCCCAATGGCGGCACACCAGCTAATATAAACGACTTTAACCCTGCCACCGTAGGGCTGACTACTACTAGCATAGGAACGTCCGGCACCGGGGCAACAGAGTACGTTGTAGCTCAATACAATATGAGCAGCACTAGTTCTGGCCTGCGTTTTATTGATGTGCTGGATATCCAGCTAAATGTTGATAATTCAGACACGGCTCTATTTAGAGTGCAAACCTCTTCTAATGGCAGTACCTGGGTTACTCAAGAAACGATTACAGTTACATATATTGCAAAGTCATACAGAATAAAAATTACTGATACTATTGCTACGCCGTATGTGCGATTAGTAAGGCAAGGTGACACTGGCGACTTAGGTACGCAGACCGTTACATTAAGTGAGTTGAATGTATTTTTTGAAACTACAACAACATCTGATGTTAAGACATTTGACTTTAGTGTTGAGTCTGATAGACATTACATTTGTGTAGCTACAGGGGGTGCAGATACTACACCTTCATACGGCAATATGGCGTTTTACCGTATTCCACATGCAGGCTCTACTAGCACTATATTAGTGGGCAATATTCCCTTGCCATACAAGTCTACTGAAATATTTGCGTTGCGTGATGCTCAGACAGAAAACATCATGCTATTGTTCCACGAGGAACATCCAGCAAAAAGAGTTATTAACAGCGGCCATACCGTAACGTCTGGCAATGATTCTTTATTCCAAGTAGACAGTATTCCTTTTTCTAACGTGCCACAGTTTGACTTTGATGACGCGCAAAGCCCTACACCTGTAGATGATATTCAGGTGTTAACATTTGGCAGTCATGTGAAGACAGGTGACACATATCAAATTGATGTAGAAGGCATATTAAGCAAAAACATTACGTTTGCTGGTGATACTACGGCTGACCAACAAAGTTCAACCGCATTTAATTTACAAAGAAATTTGCAAGACATGCCTGTGTATGGTGAAACAGGTGTAGCAGTTACACGCACTGGTGTTATGCAGTACACCATTACCGTTAGTGGCGAGTCTGCTAAGGACTTTGAGCTATATACTGGTTTCCCTACAAGCGGTATTAGTAACGCTAATCAGATATTGACCTTTACAAAAAGCCAAAATGGTTCCCCAAGAAAAGAAGATGTATGGAGTGCTACACGAGGCTATCCTAAGATGGGTACATTCCACGCTGGTAGACTGTGGCTAGGCGGTACTAAGTCTAAGCAGCAAAGCCTATTTGCATCTAAGTCAGGCTCTTTCTTTGATTATTTCTTCCAAGAAGGTGACGATGACGAGGGTATTTTTGTAACTTTGACTAACAGAGTGCAGACAGAAATCGTAGACATTAACTCTGACCGTGGGTTGCAAGTGTTTACCACAGGTGGTGAGTTTTTAGTTAAGGGTAATACTCCAGGAACTATAGACATTGTATCTCAAACGCAACATGGTTCTGCTTACTTAGAATCTAAGTCCCTAGATGGCGCTGCATTATTTATAGATCAAAATGGTCAAACACTTCGCCAGTTTGTGTTTAACTTTAATGAAGACGCTTATACATCTAACGACATCTCTGTACTCTCTTCTCAGTTAATTGACCAGCCTAAAGATGTAGCCGTGTTATCAGGCACCACATCAGAAGACTCTAACTGGGTTTTTATTATTAACCAAGATGGTAACGGTGCCGTACTTAATACGGTACGCGCACAGGATATTAATGGCTTTACACGCTGGACTAGTGCAGACAGTGGATATTATTTAACTGGCATTGCAGTTCCGTTACAGCTTGTATCTGCATCTACCGTTAAGAACGAACTGTACCTAATTAACAAGTTTGCTGGCGGTACTAGCTTTAGATACTCATTAGAACGCTGGTCTTTTGATCACTTGTTAGATTCATCAGTCAAAATGACTAACGTGTCTTCAACAACTGTACAGCTTCCAGACGATCATTTACGTTTAGCTGAAGTAAATGTTATTGGTAACGGCAACAACCTTGATAAGCGTATTGTATCAGCGACAGGGCAGATTACACTAACAGCAGAAGAGTTGTCAGGTGGTAACTTAGACCTAGAGGTAGGACTTAACTTTGTACCAAAAGTAGTACCTATGCCTTTAAACACTAGCTCAAAAGCAAGCGCAGAGAATGCAATGCGCGAAAAACGAATTAACCGCATGAATATACGCATGTATGAAAGTGCTGGTGTGTTTATAGATGGCAATCCTGTAGCTGTAAGGAACTTTGACGTTGCTGCAAATAGCCCGTTAGGTACACCGTTTGAGGTAAGAACTGGTATTATACAAGACAACAATGGTGGTAAAGGCTGGGGTATTGACGTAGTACCTGAAATTACAGTGCCAGACGCTGCTCCTTTCCATTTACAGGCGATAGAGTACGAGGTTGAGTCATCGTGAACCTAGCAGTACAAGACAAGATATATGCGCTTCAGGATACCCTGAAAGAGTACCCTAAAGCTGATGTCACTGTACGCCATCATTTCTCAGATGGTATGTATGCTAGAGAGATGTTTATGCCTGCTCAGACCTGTGTAGTAGGTGCAAAGCATAAGACCCGCCATTTCTACAGTGTATTAAATGGTAAGTGTTCTGTTGTTAGCGTACATGAGCGAGAAGATATTACTGGGCCATTCTTAGGTGAGACATTGCCTGGAACTAAAAGAGTTATCTATGCACACACAGACTGTACATGGATTACTTTTCACCCAACCGAATTAACTGATATAGATGAAATAGAACAGGCTCTGGTCGAGCCGGAGGTAGTGTAATGGCTTTTGTAATTGTGGCTGCTCAAGTTGCGGTGGCGGTTGGTGCTGTTGGCAGCATATACGGGCAAGTACAGGCTGGGAAAGCACAGCAACAAGAATTAAACCGGCAAGCTGAAGAAGAAAAGATTGCCGCAGAAGGAGCAGAACTACAGCGTAGAGAAGAGCTTAATCGTCAATTAGCTGCTAACGCTGCTGCACTGTCCGCTGGCGGTGTAGGCATTGAAGGAACCCCTGCTAGTATTTCATTAGAGTCAGCTAAATCTATAAGCCAAAGCGAAGGCATGATTTCTTTGAGCGAAAAACTAAAACGAGCGCAGCTTAGAAGACAAGGTGTAGCAGCTAAAAGAGCAGGTCAATTAGGCGCACTGAGTTCTGCTGTGTCTTTAGCTATGGGGTCAGGGTTAATGAGCGGTGGCAGTTCTGGTGGCGGTTCTGGTGGCGGTTCTGGTGGCAGTTCTGGTGGCGGTTCTGGTGGCAGTTCTGGTGGTGGTTCTGGCGGTTCTGGTGGTGGTTCTGGTAACGCAGCGTAAACAAGAGATTAGATAAATGGCACAAAAACCTATTATGCGATACGGTCAGTTTACTCCTACAGGGGTAGACCAGTCTGCTGCACAACAAATGAGGGCGCTTGCTGGTTTGGGAGAAACTGTTGCAGGTGCTGCTATTAAGATAGGAGAGGCTGCTTCTATTGCTAAAGCTCCTGAAGAAGCTAAAAAAGCCATTGATGAGGCAACTACTGTTGACCCTGTAACTGGTGAGGTTACTCGTGAAAAGATAGAGATGAAGAGTGGCTTTGGATGGGGTGACGCTGCATACAACCAGCAAATAGCAGTGCATGATGAGGCTATGAGACAGCAGTATTTAGATGGCGTTGACCGTAATGCTCAGACTACTTTAAACAGGCTGTTTGATGAAAACAAAGATAACCCAGAACAATTTAATGCGTTAGCTAGAGAGGCTGCAAAAGGCATTGTTTCTGGTGTTAGTCCTGAATACCAAGGTCTTGTTGGCGATTCGCTTACCAACTCTATCTTTAATAACACAGAAAAACTGCGATCAGACAAACGTGCTAATGACATTACTGCAACCATACAAACAGGCAAAGAATCATTAGGCGCAATTACCAACGAAATTACGGCTGCTGCGGCTGCTGGTGAAGACCCAATTGATCTTGTAAGCAAGGCTCGATTAAGGATAGAAAGTCTTAGCAAGTTGTCTCCAGAGCAAGCTCGTCTACAATCTAGCAGGTTAAAGGATTTAGAGAGAAGCACCTATGAGGCTAAAGTATCTGGCGACCTAAACCGCATTGCTGAAGGTGAAGGCGGTGCATCAGCAGCGTATGCCAAGATAGTAGAGCTAGAGAACAACCCCAAGAAAGGTTATGGCAACGAGGAATGGCAAGCATTTATACAGAACCGCAAGGTTGAAGTTGGCCGTACAGATACGTTGCTTACTGCAAGTAAAGGAGTTGCTACAGCAGAGTTTAAAGCTGACGTAACTGAATACCAGAACAAAGCACAACTAGGGTTTGAAATAACCGAGTCAGAGCGTATTGAGATGACAGCAAAAGTAGCTGGCACTCCGTATGAGTCAGGCGTTGCTATGGCTAATCAAATGGCTGAGTTCTCTGTCCAGCCTCAAGCTAAAAGAAATGCTCTAATTGCTGCTGCACAAAATTCTGGCAACGCTACCTTAACCCAAGAATTGTTAAGATTAGACGATCGTTTGCGAAGTGAAGTAGCTAACGATGCGTTTGGGCTAGGCATTAAACAAGGCTATGTTGAGTACACTGCTCTCAACTTAATGCAGTTAGCAGATGATCCAACTACGCCTATTGATGAGCGTCAAGAAACAATATCGGCATTAAATGCGCGTAAAGAATCTGCCAGCAAATTAAGCGAGATATATGGAACTAATGTATCTGTGCTTACAAAGCAAGAAGCGGCCACACTAGCGGCAGCATTACCTGGAATGAATGTAGCACAAAAACTATCGTTATCTGAGGTGTTTGGGTCTACATCTGGGCTGTGGGCGCAAATAGCACAAGACAATAGCGCAGGGGCATTTGCTCAGGTATCAGCACTGGGTGACGAAACTGTATCAAAAACAGTGTTTATGGGCCAAGAAGCTATAGCGACTGATAAAACATTAGCGGTTACTGGTAATGACCTTAACGATGCCAATGACATACTTGATGATGTAGTAGGCAGTGTATATGGTAATTTTGATAAGGCATCTGTACGCGAGGCTGCGCTAAATCATTATTACGGTAGCAATCCTGGTAGGGGCGTTTTAGATCAGAATCAATGGAAAGCATCCATACAGGCTGTTACTGGAGGCATTGAAAAAGTGCGTGGGGTGCCAACACAGCTTACAGGGGTTGGCGTAAACAAAGTTAGCGGCAGAGACTTAGATTTGTATTTTAGCTCTTTTACTGCTGATAACCTTGAAGACATGAACATAAAACAAATTACATCAGAAGTTACACAAACTTACACAAGCTCTGTTAGAGACTTTTCGCAAGTATTTCAACAAAATCAAACATTAGACAATTTAGCTCACGGAAGGATTGAGGCCGTAGCAGGGCAAGGCAATTATGTTATTGTGCAAGGAAACGGAGTTGTTACAAAACTTGACGGGACAGACATGATATTTAACGTCACAAAAGACAAAATTGAAGCTATGAAAGGAACTGCACGAGGTAAAGCAATGCAAGGCACAATAAACGCCAATCTTTACGGGCAGCAACAAAGCACACAAGCAGATGAAGCATTAGGAGCATTCTTAGGCGGCCCTAAATAATGCCCATACTGTCTTCAGTTGATCAACAAAACAAAATGCTTGGGTATGTGCCTGAGTACGCAACTAATGCGCCTACATTTGCTGACACTGTATCAGCAAGTTTTTCTTTTGTTCGTGATGAAGAGCTATCTATATCCTCTAGTTTTTACAATGAAGGCTATTACAACCGAAGGCGTGATTTAAAAAACTTATCTGATGAAGGGTTTGACGTAGACAAATACATAGATAGTGCAGGCATTATTGATTATGACCGCATATCTACAGCTACGGAAGGGCGAGTAAAAACTGATCTTGAATTGTATCGAGAGCGCAATGACATATTGCGTAAGCGCAGAGAAGAAAACCAAGACGTAATGGCTAGAGGTAGTGGCCTTGCTCAGTTCTTTGGCATGACTGCGGGATATATGACTGACCCTGTTAACATAGCAACTTTGCCTATTGGTACTATTGCTACTGCTGGTAAAGGAATGAGCGTACTGTCACAAGCCTTGATGAGTGCTAGGAACACAGCGGCAGTTGCAGTGGCCTCAGAAGCCGCTATACAGCCGTTAGTGTATAAGCATAAGCAAGACATTGACTCACCTTACGACATGGATGATTCCATCAGAGCCATTGCCTATGCAGCAGGCGGTAGCGCCTTACTTGGCGGTGCGTTAGGCGGCATATCTGGTTATTTAAGGAAGTTAACAGAAGATGCATCTAGTGTGTTGCCTGTGTTCCCAGAAGCCCCATTCGCCTTCAAACCAGCGGTTATTAATGGCAAGAAAGCTATTGCTCCTACATTCGAGAACATAGAGTCATTTAAAGCACAGTTAATTGCAGAGCAAAGAGCTAAATTGATAGGGCCTGCTGGGGAAAAGCTAACAAGAGGTCAGCGCAAGGATATAAATGCCGAGCTCAAAGCGTTACAGAAGCAGCTAGAGGAAGTTGAAGCTAGTGAGCTACTGTATACCAAGGCAGGAAAGGTACTCAAGGCCAAGTCTGTTAGGCATAAAAAGCAAGCAAAAGAAAGAAAGCAGCAAGAGATAGCTGCAATACAAGAAAAGATTACCCGTATTAACCAGACGCTAGAAGTGGATCGCAAGGGCGGTTTAGCAGAAGCATCGTTAAGTCGATTAGAACAAGGCATATTACCTGAAGCTGCACAAAAACAACTTGATGACTTTATCCTACAAAAGACTACGCCAGAAGGTGAATCTATTTTCTTGTTGGCGCGATGGGCTGAAGTTGTGGGTAAGCAAAAAGGATTCCGAGAGCATGAAGTATTTTTGGGCGCTTTTAAGAAGTCGTTTGATGAAGCCGACAGTAGTTTTCCTAAAGCTTTAGACAACTTGGAAGGGGTAGACATAAAAGCTGTAGGGCTGAAGGCTATTGATGAAAGACTAGCTGAAATGAAATCTGCTGACGCGAATGCTAGTGACATTGAAAAGCTACAAAAGTTGCGCGACAGAATAGCCTCTGAAGAAGGTGACGGAAAAGATTTGCTAAAAGCTGTTAACCAAGAAAACATCAAATTGGATGCAGACATTATTCGTGAGAACGAACTCTTCAGACAGCAAATGGATGATTACACTGTTACTCAGGATATGTTTGTTGGGCCTCCTAAACCGCCTGCTCCTAGAGCTAAAGCAACTAACCTAGAAAGAAACGCATTAGATGCTGACGGAATAGGCAAGAACTTCGATGAAGACATGGCTAACTACAATAACTTGGACACTAGGTACGCTATTGTGGACGGTAAGTTAGTAGATGGTGAGCAAGTCATCAAAGAGCTAGATGATGATCTTGATGGCCTAGAATCAATAATGAGGTGTTCAGTTGGCTAGTTTTGATTACTGTATAGATCAAGCCCTTAAAGGGGGCAAGATCAACAAGAGTGTTGCGGAAGAGATTAAGCAGGCACAAGACCCTGAAGCGGCCATACAAGAACTGGCAGCTAACTACAGCCGTGTTAAACGTGAAAAGCTAGTAGATGCTGTTCGTATAGCCGTTAACATGGAGAAGATGCAGAGCCATCCTAACGGGGCTGTAGCAGGCTTACAGGCTTTGCTGTCGCGTGACATTAAGATGAAGGCAGGGTATGCCAACATTGATTACTTAGCTAAGACGTATGAGAAGAAGTTCCTAGCGCAGTTTGGTGATGGCCTGTCCATCTTCAGAACTCGTATGTTTGGCCTGTCGCAAGATGAAGAAGGTCTTAGAAAGTTTGTCAGGGCTGTATATGGCGAGTCTGTTGATGACCCTGAGATTATGAAGGCTGCTAAGTCGTGGCTAGAAGTGGCTGAAGACATGCGTGTTACCTTTAACTCTAAGGGCGGCAGTATTAGCAAGAACGAGAACTGGCTGTTCCCACA